CTTTTAAATTTCCTGCTACTGTTACAGCAAGAGTAATAGTTCCCTCATCTGCTACAGTTTCACTTGATTTAGCTTCTTTAAGACCATTGTATTCAAATATTCCATCATTATATATTGTTTGTCTAATAACAGAAGAATTAGTACCATCTGGAGTTGTAGCAAACTCTAATTTTGTTGGCATATCCTCTGTTCCAGCAGTTCCATCAAGTTTTGCGAATATACTAGCACCATTTCTATACGCACCACCAGAACCCTGTGTGCCGTCATATCCAGAAAAAACAATACCACCAAGCACATCGCCGGCAGGGATAATTGTTTTTGCTGCACCAGTTCCACCAGACCTTTCAAATATAAATAATGGATTTCCATCAACTCTATTGTGTTCAAGCATAATATCCGCATCATCGTCAGATTGAATGTGAAATATCTCATCAGGACTATCAGTTCCAATTCCTACTTTGCCATCACTCTTTACTGCAAATTTACTATCAGCACCATTCATTAAATCCATTAAGTAGACATCATTCCAACCAGTTGTGTCTGTTTCTGTTAGAACTCCTTTTATCATTCTATAAGTATCAGTTCCACCAGCTGCACTGCTATCATTTAATGATTGACTAATACCAATTCCAAAGTCATTAGCACTACCAGTTGTTAAAGTTGTTGGTGTTACTTGTGCTTTTGCACCTGCTAAAGTTAATGCTTCACCTGTATCTGCACCAACTGTTAAAGCTCCATTACCATATAAATTACCATCTTTATCAATATACGATTTTAAGTCAGTCATATTGTTATTATAGAAAGCTACAAGTCTATCTCCTGCTGTTGTAAAGTTTGTTGTATTACCAATTTTTACACCTATACCAGAACCATCACTTGCATCTTGTCCGAATACATTTAATGGTATGGAATTACGAGCTACAAAGTTATTTGTTTTAATTTTGTCGTTTGCAAATATTGCAGCGAAAGTTTCATTAGAAGTAAAACCAATCTCGCCACTTCCAACTCTGTAAAATCCTGTATCAGTATCATTTGTAAATACTACAGATGGGTTTGTATATGTTCCATCTGCTAAGAATATTGTATTCGTAAAAGTTGAAGAAGCTATAATACTAGGAATGTTTGCTATTCCATTTACAATTAAATCTTGGAGTGTAGTTGATGCTGTTACACTTAAATCAGCATTGTTTAAATCCACAACTTCTATATCGTCTTGAGCTTGAGATGTAATAACACCTGCTATATCTTTTTTCTTAAAGCCAGAGTTCTCTATTCTAGCACCAACCATTGGTGTTATACATTTCTCTAGTTTTAAGTTTTGTTCTGGTGTACCTGAATAATTTTCAATACCACAGCTTTCTGCCATAGGTATTCTTTCTTGTAAAGTTGGTAGTTCTAATCCTCGGTCATCATAGTAAGACCAAAGACTAGCGGAAGCAGTATCAGCTACCATTACTCCGAATACTGCTAGGAATGTGAAAAGTTTTGTTTTCATAAGTTTTTTATTATTAGTTGCTTTTTTAAGCTATTGACAAGTTTATTTATTTATGTTATGCTTTAGTGTTATAATTAAATTATATGGGATTACTTATTACAATTTTATTTATAGTGTTACTATTTACTAATCCTCTAGTAGCAATATTTTTATTCGCTTTGCTCTGTTACTTCGGTTCAAAAGCTACTAATTATTAGATACAAATTCACTAAAAGCTCTCTTGATTAATTCGTTAGAATCATTAGCTTTTTTTAATTGTCTGCCAAGAGTTAATCTTGCAGCTGCCCTAGCCTTAGCTTTAACACCACCTGTAAATAAATCTGCTACTGCCTGTGTCTTAGTAAGAATATCAGCAAGTCCTTCAGGATTCTGTCTTTCAAATACTATAGCTCTCTTTAATATATCATCTTCAATAGAAGATAAAGCCCCATATTTAATCTTCAAATCCTTAAACTCATCTGGTAAATCAGAGAGTTTTTTATTTAGTTGGTCTCCAATCTCACGAGTGATTAGTTTTTTAGCTTCTTTTGCTTGTTTACTTAAATCTAATTCTCCAAATAAACCATCAAGTTCAGCATTCAGTAATTGTTTCATTCTTTCAGCTTCAAGTATTCCAACATTATTACCTTGTCTAATTAAATCTTCTGCTATCTTTGTTAATTGTTTCGCAGCGTTTGGATTTGTTCTAAGTAATGCTGGGTCTTCTGCTCTGTCTAATATCTTAACTGCTATAGCTACTAAATCAATTTCTTTACCAGCTTCTTCACCTGCCTGTAAACCATTACTAATTTCTCCCCATACTTTCTTTTTGGTGTCGTAAACTGCATCGGCATAGCTTTTTAAAGAGTCTGGTTTAAATCCATTTTCAACAATAGTTTTATTAGCTAATTCCATTTGTGATTTAGCCCTTGCTAGGTTCATTCCTTTTTTAATTCTTGGTTTTACTGCTCTAAAAGTCATATCAACTGATGGAGTATTCCCTGGAAGACCAACCATTATTTTAATATCATCTAAAGCACCTGTTATATTAGGATTGTTCTTAAAATCTTTTACATCAGAAATTTTCTTAGTAATACTTTCTTTTACGCTTGTAGCTATTGGTGTTTCTCTTAAAGGTAAAGCATTCCTTACATTTTTAATTCTTTCTGTAACTGATTTTGTAGTATCAAATGTTCTCTCCGCTACCTTTCCAGCTGTTTCAACAGCTTGTCTACCTGCAATCTCACCAACTTTCTTAGTAGCACCTGCTGTAGCAATATCAACTGCTAAACCACTAATACCAAGTAATGAATCAATGTCTCTTTTACTTTTATCATCTAGGCTTTCGTATTTCTCTAGAAATGTTCCTACAGGAGAACCAACAGCTTCATCAATGCTTTGTGCTACAGGTATAACTTTTTGTACAGCAGATTCTAAACCTGCCTTTACTTGTTCTTCTCTTTTCTTTGGTAAAAGAACTTTTAATCCACCTGTAAACACATCACCTATACCTCTTGATATACCACCTGCTACAGTTCCAAATGCTTGTCCAAAACTTCTTAATTTACCTTGTTCACCTCTTTGTTCTGCATCAGCAATACCCTGTATCTTTTCTTGTGTTTCTCCAACTGTACCTTTTAAAGCACCAAAAGTTTGTTTAATGTCTTGTCCTGTTTCTTGTAGTCTGGTTTGTGGTTTTGCTGTTACACCACTAAAAGCATTGATACCTTCTTGTCCGTATCTTTTTTTAAATTGTTCTGGTGTTAATATAACTGCCATATTTAGTTTATTATTTTATAATTACCATCAGGTTGTAATTCAACAATTGACCCATCTCCCATAGTTCTGAAGCTATCTCCACCTTTTCTTTCAATAGCAGTCTGATAAAATTGCTTAATTATGTTTAATTGTTTTTTAAATTCTTTTTCACTAGACCTATACCCAACTAATGTATTCTTACCCTCATTACTATTTGGTGTAACACCACCAAACACACCTGGTTCTCTGTACATTGCGAAGTTATTTATGGCTGTCGCTGCATTTGATAACATCTGTAATTCAACATTACTCAAAGCACCGAATGTTGCTCCTGCTTTTTTAGCTTCTATCAACTTATCAAGTGTTAATTGGTCTGTAACATTTTTCATATTACCTAAAACATCCCAATAATCACCAAACTGTCTCCCAACATTAAGACTTCCCCAATCTGTATCAGCAAAACCTCTACCAACTATATCATTAAGAGACCCACTATTTAATATTCCATCAATTGTAGTTATTTTTTGTTTATCATTGGTAGTGCTTTCAGTGTCAGTTTCTTTTGGTGCTGTTGACAATGCTATAATTAAGGCTTTCTTTTTAGATTCTGTAATTTGTTTTAAAGCTTGGTCATCTGTTAAATCACCAGAGTTTACTCTGTTTAAATAACCTTGTACTTCTGAATCTGTTTGTGTCCCTTGTGGTATTACAGTTCCTTTTTGTGCCATTAATGCACCCATAGCATTTAATCCTGCTTGAGGTGTAGGGAATCTAGTGTAATTACCTGATTCTGGTAGACCTGTTATACCATCAATACCACCTCTACCAGTTCCTTTTACACCATTATAAGGTGCATTTTGCCATTGTGTACCTTTTGACCAAGTAAGACCAGCAAAGTTATTATTTTTCTTAGCTACTGGAGAATTACCACCTGTTGATTCTTGCACAACCATTGCCATTAATGCTTCCCAAGACACACCAGTTTTAGCTGATGTTTCTCTAATCATATCTGCTGTAAGTCCAGGAGTAAATTGTTTAACCTTAGCATCAATATTTTCATCAGTTACTTTTCCTATATCATCAGATGCCTTTTGCATTGATGCAGCTTTCCCTTGGTCAGTAGCCCAACCTTCAATATTCCAAGATATACCATTTGCATCTGTAAAGTATGTATCAGATTCACTCACTTGATTTGGAGAAGTTAAAGTACCTAAATTTTTATCAAGTATCATATCTTCACCATTAAAATTCACTACACTATAATCTCCATCAACTCCAGTAGAAGGTATATTAGTTCCATATATCATTAAAGCATCAGTCATTGAATTAGCTGATGTTATACCTTTAATAACATTTGGGTCTTTACCACCAGAATTATAATACTGTAATAATACATTTTGTATATCTTTTTCTTTTTGTTTTTTATCTGCAATTTCTTGGTCTTGTTTAGCATAAAATCTAGTCAAAACATCTGCTCGTATCTTTTCTTGTGCATTTAATGTTGGTGCTAGTGCTTCTAATTGAGCTTTTTTAATTGCTATTGATTCCTCTATCGCACCATATTTAGCATCTACTGCATACCCAACTTGTTTTTCAGCTTCTTCAATATTACCAAGCAAAGCATTACCTTGTGCAGTCAAAGAAAGAATTTCATTATTAAATATAGCGTTTTGTCTAGCTTCTGCACCTGCTAATCTTGAAAGAGTCATTGGTTGTCCCTCTCTATCTAATCTAGCCTTATCTTTTTCAACATTAAGTGCTTCTAATTTGTTCTTAATTGTATTTAATTGAGACTGTAACGGGTCTACTAATTTTTGTCTTTGTTCAGATTCAAAAGCAGATTTTCCTACTAAACTACCTATATCTTCTACATTTTGTGAACGTAAATCTTCGGCTTGTTTTTGTTCTTCTGATTTAGTTTCTTCATCTAATTTTATTCTATTTTCAATATCTGCCTTAATTTGATTAGCAGCAACAGATGATTGTGAGTCAGCATTTCCTTGTCCTGTACCATCAGTCGTCCCTGATAAATCTGTACTCTTTGCACTTTCCATAGTTTCAGAAGTAATACCACTAGGTGTTGGGGGTTGTTTACCTCTTAACATATTAAGCATTGCTGTATTTTGGTCTGCTGTAAAGTTATAATCTTTTATACCTAATTGTTCAGCAAGTTTAGCTCTTGATGCTTGGTCACTTGGTTGTCCCACACTACTTAAATAATCCACTATTGATGGTGTAGTTTGATTACCACCTGTAAATTGAGGGGTTGTTCTTCCTGTAGTAGCTAGACTTACTGTAGGAGCTTGAGATTGTTCAGCGAAAGGGTTAGCTTCTACAATACCTGCACTTGAACCAATACCACCAGCTTGTCTTATGTTTTCAGGTAATAAACCAACTAAATTTTGTATTTCTGCTGTTCTTTGTCTTATAGTTTCATCATAATCAGCAACCTGTGGTAATCCTGCACCTTGACTAGCACCTCTGCCTAAAACTATTTGTTGTTGTTGTTTAGCATAGTTTAAGTCCTGTAGTGCTGATTGAATTTGAGTAAAAGCTCCACCACCTTCCCATTTATTAGCATCTAGCTTATTAGCTACTGCTCTTGCACCTGCTAAGTTAAAGTCAAAGCCAAGATTTTCAGGTGTAATACTACTAACACGAGAAGCATCAGCCCTTGTCTGTATGCCTTGATTTATTTTGGCTTTTTTGTCGTCTGTTAATTGTGATGAGGGAGTGAATGTCCCAAGATTTTTAGCCATATTTTTAAAAATTTCTTGTTTTAATCTTTGTTATTAATGTTTTTATTGTTTCTTTTATTTCTTCAAATTCTTTTCTAGTGACAATCTTTTCAGTTTTCTTCTTTAAACTTATTTCCATTTTTTCAAGGTCTGATATTCTTTTCATATTAACTATTTAATATTAAGAGTTCTGTCGTTGACAAGGATAATCCAATCTTTTTACTAACAGTTCCAGCACTTGTTGATATAGCTCCTCTAGTATCTGACTGATAATATGGGCTATCTGTTGTTAAACCTGTTAAGTAAGTCGCATTAGCTGAAACTTGTATAGGTGCATCATCTCCTTCACTTGTTGTAGTTCTGCAAAAGCCTAACCATCTTGTTGTTGCGTTACTTGTTTTAGCACTTGCTTTATATACTTTACCACTAGCCATTGTTATTAATAAATAAGGTGGATTAGCTCCATTTTCACTATCAAAGCCTAAATTAAATGTTTGGCTAGTTCCTATACCCATTCCATAATTAGTATGAGTTCCATCTCTCCAGTTTTTAACCTGTGTAGTTATGTCAACATTCTTCCAGCCTGTTGTAGTTATACTTGCAAATGAAGCAAAATTACTACCACTTAGTGTTGGTTTTGTATTCCAAGTTACTGTAGTTTCATCCCAGCTTGTTGTATTTCTTTGTAGATTTACACTATAAGGGGGTGATGGCACTGAACTTGCATACATATATAATACTGCACTTGAAATATTATCTGCTACTGGTAAATTTGAAATATCATATTGTAATAATATATACCTATAATCAAACGTTGATGTTACTTTTCTTGTTATTAGTATTGCAGAACCATTATAATTTGTAGTAGGTGCAGAAGCATCCACATAAGTATCTTGCTGTGATAATTGTTGATAATCACCACCTATTTGCACACTATCTTTTTCTGTTAAATCTTCTCCAGCTTCTAAAAATGACAAGTTTTCTACACTACCTGCTATTGTTAAGTTACTCCCATCATATTTAATATATTTATCAACACCATTTCCTATTGAGAATTTATAAGCACCAGCATCATATCCTAAGAAATATCCAAGTCCTGTATTATAAGCTGTCTGTCCACCTCTAATATAGCCTGTAGTTCCTGTATTAATACCTTCACTTTCATATAATAAAGCTGTTGCAGAACCAATCCAACCACTTGTAGCGTTCATAGCACCTGTTAAGGTAACATTAGTACCATATATAGAACCATCTTCATATATTCTTAAAGGAGCAGTGTCTCTATTTGCAAAAGTAGAACCAGCCCAAAACCTTACATCATTACCACCTGTTACTGTTGAGGATAAACCGAATGAGTTAGATACATCTCTTAAATAATCAGCACCTATTACAAACCCACCTATAGCACCTGATGTAGCTGTAATCTCTCCTCTGAACTCTCCATCACCAAATTCTACACTACCATCACTGTTTATAAAAAACCCTGATAAACCTTTAACATAATTAGATGATTGAAAGTACCCACTTTTGAGCAAAGAACCACCTGCTATTGTTACTATATTAGAATTACTTACAGAAGATTTATCAATATTAACTACCTGACCAGCATTAGACATATTAGCCTGTGGTTCATCAGGAGTTCCTTCTTTGGTAGAAGAACTTTCAGTTATGGGGTAGTAATTTTTTTCAGGTGTATCTGACATTCTATTTCATTATTAAAAACTTAAACTGTGGAGTTGTTGTAGCTGTTCCTTTCAAAGCTACTCTTAATTGTATTTGTTCACCTTTTAAAACTGTTAAATCTACATCTGTAACTATTACTCTTGAAATCATTGCACCTACTTTATTATCAGCAAAAGCCATTGTCTTTATAGTTACCCAAGAATCAGATAGACTTTTTCTATATTTAACTTGTATTCCCTCTCCTGTTGCTAAAGGTTTACCTAAATGAAAAGCAATCTGTGTTGGTTTCCACTTATTAAGTTCATCACCTATCTCATATAAAGGAGAATCAAAGTATGCTACATAATCTGTAGTATAAGCATAAGAAGTTGCAAGTGTTAAATCTATTCCATAACTTGTATCACTCCTCCAACCTACTAATAATGTATCTCTTGTAACAGGTAACAAAGCACTCGTTTTAAGAGGTTTTAAGCTCCCATCTGATAGAGTTGATACATTATGCTCAAAGTTAAGTATGTTGCCCTTCCCTGACTGTTTTAAGCTATATACACCCATACCAGGGATGGTTTGTGTACCACCTTGACCAACACCAAAGAACATTTTGTTTTTATAGTTTATTAAAGCTCCAGGGTAGAACTCTAAATACTTACCACCTGATAAGTTTTGAGGAAGTTGTCCTATAGCCCAAGCACTCGCACCATCAGAACGATATATTATTCCGTCTTTACCAGCTAAGACAATCAATTTATTACCATCAAATTTCATTGCGTGTATTCCATAAGTGTCCAACCTTAAAGGTTGACCATAAGTAGTTGACGAACCATCCCATAGAAAAATTGTAGCTTCTCTTTCTTCATTCCCTGGTGTACCTTGAAAAGTACCTATCGTTAAGTTATTACCTAACTCTTCTAAGCATTTAATCCTAAAACCATCAGGGATAGTTGCAAGGTGTTGTGCTGTGAAATCGTATGTAGCACCAGAAGCAGGGTCAAAAGTTTGTCCTGAAACTTCTTTAATAGTAAATACATACTTACCAGCTCCACCATAGAGCTTATCATCTAAACTAGAATGAAAGAGTGGATGGTAATTAATGTCACTATCAATTGATTGCCAGTCTAGTGTCCAATTAGCAGCGACTATACCTGTTCCTGAACCATCACCACAAACATCTAGTTTAGTGTCTCTTGCTACAATTAAATAGTTATTCCATATAGCTAATCCGTTGCCGTGAGCAGAAGTAGAGCTAGAACCTGCTAAAATAGCCCAAGTAGAGCCACTATTAGCTGATTTATACACTGTTCCAGCATCATCAAGAGCATATATCTCTGTAGTGGTTACAGGATGTCTTACTATCCAATTAACTTGTGCTGTTACAGTAGTTCCTGATTTCTTTACTAATATGTTGTTTAATTGTGCTACACCTTCAACAGAATCAATATCAAAGTTCCTAATATCAGCAATCCCAACGTGTGGTGATTGTGCTATTCCAGTTCGTGGTGCTTGTAAAGTGATTTTCATAATTATTTATTATTTTCTGCACGAGGTTTTAAACCAGCTTTATTCATTTGTATAAATGAGTGTGTACCTGAACCATCTACTGTAGTTTCAATAGGTGTACCACCATCAGATGTAGCTAATTGAAACGTGCTAGTAGTAATACCATTATAAACCACATAATAGTCAGTTAGAAGTTCTAATCCTGTAGGTAAAGCTCCTGTTGTTTCTAATCGTATTCTATCCCCAACCTGTAGCCCGTGGTCTACCAAAGTAAGTACAGCTGGGTCAGCAGTAGATATTGAGGTTAAGTCTGTAAAGTAAAATCTTGAAAATGTCATATTTTTTTATTTAACTTGCAAATTTCTAAGGACGATTGCTCATCCTTAGTGTTTGGAAGTTATCTTTGTTTGTTTAGTCTTACCATTATTTCTCCATCAAATGTATTGTCACCATTTGTGAAGGCTGTATTGTCAATTGCTTCTACTACACAAGTAAAGTAAGGATAAGATTGTGTCATCATTATCTTGTCTACTGAACCTGCATTTACTAAGCCACCAACAGCAGCTAATAAATCATTCTCAATTACACCTACAGATGATGTAGCTATCGCAAAAACTGTTGTAGTTACAATATCATAAGTAGGAGCAGTATAAGCTGATGCAGATGCTCCACATTCTAATTGGAATGATGAAGTTGCAGCACCAGTAATTATTAGCCTTGCTAAGTCTACTGATGTTGTAGCACCTGTATATCCTTTTCCACCATCATCTGTATAGATTACAACACCATCAGTGGTTGAAGTAGCTAAACGAAATGGATTTGGAAACGATACAATAGTAGTGGTAGCATCTTGGAAAGTTTGTTGTATGTGATATGTACAATCATCATTCATACAAACAAGTTTACCCATATGTTGCTCACTACTTACAGCACCTATCATTGGTTTTACTGGTGTTTGTGCTACTTCAACACTAGGAGCTTCAATGTAATCGCCTTCTACGATTACCTTTGGAGCTTCATCATTTTGATATGCTTTTACAACGTATACACCACCAACTAGAGCAGTCAAACATATAATCCCAATTAAGAGTTTATAAGCAGATAACTTTAACAATATTTGTTTTTTTGTCATTTTGTTAAGGTTAATTAATTATTTTTCTTCTGAATTTAATAGTAATTCTATTAAATCAGCTTTTTTACCTACTGGTTCTATATCTTTTTCTGTTAACATCTCCTTTAATTCAGTCACAGTTTTTTTATCTAATAACTGTGCTGGAGTTAATACTACAGGAGGTGCTGGAGGTTCTACTACTTTACCAGAAAGTTTAGCTTTGTACTTGTCAAATTCACCACTCTTTAATTTAGCTTCATACTTTGCAGGATTGCTAACTTTGTAATTCTTTAACAATTCTTCGTATTCTTCTAAAGTTTGTATTGGAGTAGTTGGTGTTGACACATTTGTTTTATTCATAAGAATTTTATTATTATGGGGGGGGTATAAGGTAAGGTCGTTTGCATCGGTGGAAACAAATTCACTTACCCTAAATTCCCCCCATAAAGTTTAATTATGTAATTGTAATGTCTACCAATAGATTTGCTTTTGGTGTCCATACTGCAGCACCAATATTAGCCCATACAGAAATTTCACGACCAGTTTTAAGTGTTACTTTCTTTTCATCATATTGAATGCCACGAGGTGCAGCATAAGTAGCTGTTTGTTTAACACCAAATAATCTGTGTCCACTGTTAGTAGCAGATAAAGTACCTATAGTTGTAGTAGCAAAAGTGCCAGAACGAACTATATATACATCTACACCAGCATAATTACCAGCGAAACCATTATTTAATGTTGCATCAGCGAATGAATAACCATTACTCATACCAGCTTGGATAAATCCAGTTACATCAGTATTTTCTATGATTAAGAATAAACCTTTGTAAGTATCTGAATAACCCATTACTTTACCTGATAAATCAGCAATAATCTCGTTGATATTAGCAGAAGTTGTAAAGCCACCTGCTGGTGTTGAATAACTTTCACCTGCTCCGTCTGTCATTTTATTAATTACAAAGTAATCAATTTTAACAGCTACAGCATTTGTCATATCTTCCACAAATGAATTGTAAAGGTCAGCACGAGTTAGTGTAGCTTCAAATTCATATAGGTGTACTGCTGATTCTACTTGGTCTGTAACAGTCAAAGTTTCATCTACAGTTGTAGCTGTATCTACTGTATAAGTACCAGCCATTGTTGCTACATTAGCGTTCAATGCTGTTAAGTAAGGGTTAGCTACGTATTTACTATCACTTCTATCAACTTGGAAACATTTTTCTGATACAAGTGCAGTGCGAAGGGAAAGTTCTAACTTAGCCTTCATATATTTTATTCTCCAAACCTCTGATAGGGATGAAGTTCCGATTGTATTTGACATTTTATTTAGCTTAATAAGTTAATCCACCAATTAAACTATATAAAGTCCACCGCCATTATCTAGTCTCTTTTTGCAAGAGCTTTCTTTTCATTGAGTTGTGCTTGTAATAACTTAGCGATACCTTCATCAGTATCAGGCACTTTGCCAGTTGCGAAGTCATTAAGCAGTGTCTCATCAGAATCCTTGCGATTAGTTCTCTTTGTTGTTCCTGTGCTTGTTGCGTTAGCAGTAGCACGAGTTTCGTTGTTGTCCTTTAAAAGGTTTTTAATTACTGTAGAGTTCTTAGCTTCTGCAATAGAAATGCCTTTAAACTTAGCATATTCAGTTACTTCTTCTACATCTTCATCGTGAACATCATTTAATGCACGAATGTCTTTTAAAGTATAGTTCTCATTTTTAGGAGTTTCTTTCTCCTCTTTAGCAGGTTTGTCAGTAGCTTTTAACTCTTTTAGTTTAGCTTCTGCTTTCTCTGCACGAATGCGTTGATTTTTGGCGATGTCTTGAGCCTTTGTAAGTTCACCATTGTCTTCGCCTTCGCTTTCAAGATTAGAGTCTTGAGTCTCGTCTAGGTTTTCGTTCTCTAGTTGAACATTGTCTTCTTCCATAAAATAGTTGTTAAGGCAGTTAAGTCCTGCCATTTTAATTATTTACTTGAGTTTTCTTTAGCCATCTTTGTCTTTTCTTCTTCTGTTAGTTCTTTTTGGTTAGCCATTGTCTTTAAAGATGTTAAACCTGCTTCAATATAACTATTCTCTAAGAATAAATAAGCCATCATATTTACTAACCTATCTCCACCTGCTTTACCTTTTAAATCTTTTAAACTAATACATTTACCTTCATAATCTTTATGTTCTAATACACAAAGTCTTTGGTTTAAGTATTCTATTACTACATCATTAGCTTGAATGTGTATTATAGCCATTTCAGGTAGCATATCTTTAATACCAGCGTGTTCAGGAGTTCCAGCTAAAGCATTTACTACATCAGCTTGAAAACCAATAGGTAAATCTTTATTTAATACAGGCAATATTAGTTTTCTAAGTATTTTTGTTACATCTTTCTCTAAACTAGGTATTTCATAACCAAATTGCATTAATACATCTCTTATTTGTAACAATAATTCTCCACCCTGTTCACCACCAAATGTAGATTTGATTAACTCTGTCTCACTTTTACTCCACCTTTGAGTTTGTTTCTTGTCCATATTAATTAGTTACTCGGTTTTAATCCACCGATTATTACTTTGTTTGTTGTGCTAATTGTTCTAACCCAGCTTGTTCACCAGTAGGCTGTATTTGGGGCTGTGGTTGTGCCTGCGTAGCTTGTATCTCCATTGGGCTAATACCACCAGCTAATCCTATAATCTTGTTAAATACTAATCTAACATTAGGGTCTTGTAATATAGCAGGGTTACTAGCCATTGTTTGAAATACTGTAGTTAAGGTTGCCATAGCACCTTGTAAGTCTTTCTGTTCACCTGTTACATCAATGTCTAAATCCCATTCAAGGTCTTTTAATACCTTCTTCCAAGTAGTTCCATCTATTGAACTAGGTTTAATAAAGCGTTGGTTACCTGTTAAACTAGATTTAACTTCTTCTTCTGTTTGTGCGATAAGCCCTTCTTCCTGTGTAGGGTCATATATCTTACCAGATAATATAATATTTATCTTCTTTTGGTTCATCATTCTAGTTACTTCACTAGTAACATAACGATTATCTATTTCTTTAATCTGATAATCTTCTAGTATCATAGAGATTTCATCAGAGTTATCTAGTTTCTTTTTAAAATAAGGGATAACATAGTCTCTTAACATTCTAATAATAGCTAAACCTTTATTCTCTGTCATTAGTTCAAATAATGAATGTGATTCTTGTAATACAGCTTGTGTTTGTCTCCACGCTGTACCAGATTTAGGAGTTTCACCAAGCATTGCTTCACTAACACTATTGATTTGACCTGCTATATTCTGCCAATCAGCTTTAAATGTCTGCATTGCAGTAATATCAGGTGTTCCTGCTAGTCTTGTAAGAGGTTCTTCTTTATTATGTTTCAATATATCTCCGTTCTCTATGTTAGTAAACACATTTTGGTCTACGAATGCACCATCAGATGTTTGAAATATTATCTTTGAAGCAAGGTCTAGTTGGTCTTTTATTTGTTTCTCACTATGATTAACCATCCATTGAGCTTCAAACAAATTCTTAACAGCACCACCACTATATGTTTGACCTTCTTTCTTAATAAGATGAGTAATCATATAAGGGTCTATAGCTTCTTTACCTTGATAAAGAGTATAACTTTCAAATTCATTACCTGTTGAATCTTCTTTGTTCTCTGTTAAAGATATAACGTGCATTTGTTGAGTATAAGTATCTTCATCAGTTTCTTTACCAGTAAGATATGATTGTGGGAATTCTCCGTGTACTTCATAAACTAATATAAAATCATCTTTATTATCTTTAGTTTGACCATCACTTGTCTTTCTTGTAGTTGTTGTTTCAAGTAGTACTTTAACAAGTTCTTTGTCATATCCTTTTTGTTTTCTTAGTTGAGCAGGGGTAAACCATAACTTCTCTATCTTAGGGTTACCTTCAAACTCTACTGCATCACAAATAAAGTTATTCCAATTCATTACTTGAGCTGATAGTTCTCCATCTTTTTCTATAAACTTAGCTATAGTACTACCGTGAGTAGCTAGATTTAATCCCCAATCATTAAGGAACTGACCAAAGTCAGCCTTTTTCATCCATTCTTGGAGTTTAAGAGTAGCAAGAAAAGCCTTTAGTTCATCTGTTTCTTTAGTAGCACGAACTTTAATATCTTTCCTATCAATATCAGTAGCTCTATACCATACATTTCTTGCAGCCATAACAATATTGAAGAAAGGTTTATCTCTCCCCATATAGTCTGTATCTCCTGAAATGTGTTTAGAGTTGATGTAGGCTTCTGACTTATCTATGTCTTCACGCATTGAGCCTGTAACATATTCAGAATAGGTAGTTTCACCATTCTCATCTTGGTCTAGCATTTCACGAACTACATCTGCTATTGATTTATCGTTATACATAATTATTGATTAAGAATTGTCAGCTGGTTTAAATTTCACTGTTGTAGTTCCATTAACTGTTCCTGATAAAATAGCTCCACACCATCTAAAATTATTACCATTTACTTCAAATTGTCTTACATCTGTAGTATTAGTTAATGTAATACCTGTATCACCATCTATACTTGAACCATTTTGTGTATCTACTATTTCTACAGTATCGTAAGGATTAGTTGCACTTGCAGAACTATCTAAATCTGGTTGGTCATCATACAATGAACAATAGAATTTAAGTGTACCAGAAGCACTCTCTGTTGCTACTGTAATACCTAAATTACGATAATATACTACACTTTCCATTGTTGATGTAGCTTGTGTAGTTGTTGCAGTTAAGATTGCAATTTCCTTTGTATTCTCTCTATAATTTCCACCAACATTAGGTTTAGGTACTTTAAAACCTATTACTCCTATTAAGCCAACTAAGGCTATTACCACCAATAGGTATAGTTTGTTTTTCATAGTTATTTATTACTACTATTAATTATATTTGCTTTGTT